CTCTATTGTCCATTGATGTGCGGACCATTGCGGGTCAGCAAGATATCTCAAAGCAAGCAATTGAGCGTGGAACAGGTATTGACCAGTTCATCATCCAAGATCTTATTCGTGGATGGCACACAACACTTGATAACCAGATCATCAATGGTGATGGTACATCAGGTGCTATTCTAGGTATGCGTTCAACAACTGGTATCAACGATGTTGTATTCACAGAAGCCTCACCAACAGTTGCACTTTTGTATCCAAAGTTGGCAGACGCCTACCAGCAAGTACAAACAACTGTATTCCAAAATCCTACACACTGGATCATGCACCCACGCCGTCTAGCATTCTTGCTTGCAGGCGTAGACGGTTCACAACGTCCATTAGTAGTTCCAACACTAAACGGACCAATGAACGCAATTGCAACAGGTGCAGGACAAGCATTCTACGGTAACTCAGGTTACTCATTGATGGGTCTACCTATCATTGCAGATGCAAACATCACAACAACATCAGGTGCTGGTTCAAATCAGGATCAAATCTATTGCGTAAATGCAAATGAACTACACCTCTGGGAGCAAGCAGGATCACCATTCGCATTGAACTTTGATGCAACTGGTGCAGGCTCACTCACAATCAAGTCTGTTGTTTACGGATACGCAGCATTTACTGCTGGTCGTTATCCAGGAGCAGTTTCCAAGATTTCAGGAACTGGTCTAGTAACACCAACATTCTAATCTAAAAAGTATTCTCGGTAGGGCTAGGTTCGCTTAGCCTTACTGGGATACCCAGGAAATATCCTAGGTGGCAGGTGGATTTGTTCTTTGCCCCCATTGTCAGGTTCACCTGTCTTTACCTTAAGAGAGAAGTTATGAATAGAATTAAAAAGATTTTTAGAATTAAGAAAGAAACAGCAACTGCTTTACCTAAGACAGAAAAAGCAATGTTGCCTAAATTGGAGAAGAGGAGCAAATGAGCAAGCCTACACTTAGCGCTAGTAGCCAGCCTACTAATGTCTATACGAACTTGACTGATGTAAAAAATGGTCTACAAATTGACGATATCAATGATGATACTGCAATTGAAGCAGCCATTCTTTCTGCAAGTCGTATGATTGATGACTATTGCCAAAGAGGGTTTTATCAAGAAGGAACTCTTGCATCTCCAGTAACCAAATACTACACACCTGTAAGTCCTTGGTATTTAGAGATAGATGACCTTATTGAACCAACAGAGATAGCATCAAGAGCAAATCAAAGCGGTCCATTTACTCAAATTTGGAACTTAGACACAGATATTATGTATGAGCCAGTTAATAATCCAGAACTAGGAAGACCTGTAACTAGACTATTAGCAATTCAAACATATGTTTGGCCATACTTCTTTCCACAAACAGTAAAGATTACTGGCGTATGGGGATATAAAGAGATTCCGTATGAAGTAGAATTAGCCTGTAAGATTCAGGCATCAAGATTATTTATTAGAAAGCAATCTCCATTTGGTATTGCAGGATCTGTAGAACTAGGAACAGTTCGTTTAAGTTCTCGTTTAGATCCAGATGTTGAGATGCTTCTAAAGACATTCCGTAGAAACTTTGGATTGGCTTACTAAAATGGCCATAACAGATGTTAATGGCGTAAGAGATGCATTAAAAGTAAATCTACAAACAATTTCAAGGTTAAGAATATATGATACTATTCCAGATGTAGTAGTTCCTCCATGTGCAATAGTAGGACAATTAGATTTCACATTTGATATTGACAATGCAAGAGGTTTAGACCAAGCATCTGTTGATGTTTATGTGATTGTTCAAAGACTATCAGAAAGAACTGGGCAAGACAAACTTGATAATTTTCTGGCGGGTAGTGGTAAAGGATCAATCAAAACCGCTATAGAGTCAGATAGAACACTAGGTGGGCTTGTTGATACACTTAGAGTTATAAGTGCTGATAGTGGTACTTATACTTCTGGAGAAACATCATTCTTGTCTTACCGTTATAACCTCACAATTTGGGGATAAGGAGAACAAATGCAATACATAGTTACCTCAAGTAAAAAAGTTTGCGGTAAGATTAATGGTGAAAAACTTACGCAAGATGATATACTTGATGCAGGAGGAAGCGTAGAGCATCTTTTAGCATCTGGTCACATCACAAAATCAGGGCATACACTAAAAGCAGTACAAGAAGTACAAGAAGTAAAAGAAACACCAGAAGTAAAAGAAGTACCGCAGGTATTTAAAACACCTGTTTTTAATTCACAAGAAATTGGAGATAAATAATAATGGCAAGAATCGTATTAACAAACGTTGATGTTGAAATCGCAGGAGTAAATCTTAGTGATCATATCGCATCAGTTTCACTTTCCTCAACATGGGACGCAGTTGAAACCACCGCATTTGGTGGAGGAAACGTTCCAGCAGCAGCACGTACCCGACAAGCAGGACTTGTTGACAACGCAGTAACACTTGATTTTCATCAAGACTTCGCAGCAGGTGAAGTAGAAGCAACAATTTATCCACTACTAGGAACAGTAGCAGCAATAAAGATTCAGCCTGTAAATGCTGCAATCTCTTCTGACTCGCCTCAATATCAATTTTCAGCCTTGATTTCTGAGTGGACCCCAGTAAATGGCGCAGTAGGCGAATTAGCAACTGCTTCAGTTACATGGCCAATCACAGGAGCAATCGTTAAGGATGTAACTCCTTAATCATGGCAAAAGTAGTCTTAACTAATCCAGTAGTAACACTTGATGGAGAAGATGTTTCAGATCACATTACTTCACTGAGCATAAATACTAATTTTGACTTGGTTGAGGTTACACAAGTTGGAGACATTGCAAAAAAAATGGTTGCAGGTCTTGAGGACAATTCAGTTACTTTTGAATTTCAACAGGACTTTGATATTGTTGCCAATGGTGGCGTTGATGCTCTTATTTACCCATTTCGAGGGCTAAATATTGCATGTACTGTACGACCACGCAATGCTGCAATATCAGCAACAAATCCTGAGTATCAGTTTCAATGTGTTGTCAGCCAGTGGTCTCCACTGTCTGGTGGCGTAGGAGACTTAGCAACGGTTCAGGTACAATGGCCAATATATGGCGCAATAACAAAAGATACAACACCATAGAAAAGGGGCAATAAAATGGACGGATTACAAATAAAGGTAAAGACTACTGACGACTTAGAAGCAGTATATTCTCTAAGACCACGATCAATAGTTGCATTTGAACAAAAATTTGGCAAGGGATTTGCAAAACTCCTTAGCGAAGATCAAAGACTAGAACACGTCTATTTCTTGGCTTGGAGTGCCATGAAAGATAGTGGTAAAGTTGTAAAACCTTGGGGCGATGGCTTCCTTGACACTTTAGATAGTGTTGAGTTGGTAGTAGACCCAAATTTCGAATCCACAGAGACAGCCTAACCTATACGTTAGCAATGCTTTCTGTGGAAACAGGAATATCACCAATTGATTTGATGGACGCACCTGATGGCGTACTTGAAGCAATTGTTATTTATCTCAAACAAAAAAATAAGGATGCGAGCAGGTAATGAGTAAAGATGTGATAGTGTTAACTGGAGTTAAGGAAACACTAAAAGCATTAGAGGCATTTGATAAGGCTGCAGTTAAAGAGTTTAATAAGATAGTTAATAAAGAACTCAGCACTGCTAAGAAAGAAGCACAAGCCGAAGTCAGTGCCACGCCACCATTGAGTGGATGGCGTACTCAGCCTGCCGTTAACCCTCGTTCTCGTGGTGGTCTTGGTTGGCCTGCTTGGGATCAAAGTATTATTAAGCAAGGTATTTCATCCTCAAAGGCTGAGGGTAAAGTAAGAAAAGATTACACAACTAATGCGGGAGCAATAAAGAACAAATCAGCAGCAGGTGTAATATATGAATTAGCAGGTAGAACAAATAAGACTGGTAATTTTATCAAAAACTTGGATAACGAAACATTTAAGGCATCACGCTTAATCTGGAAGGTAGTGGATAAGCGTAGAAATCAGATTGAAAAGAACATCTTTGCAGCATTTGAAGATGTTAAAGATAAACTACAAAGAAATTTGAATAGGAGTAGCGAATAAAATGGCATCTGCAGCAGTAATTGCACGAATTCTGACTCAATATTCAGATAAAGGTTCTAAGGCAGCACAAAAAGATATTGCAAGACTTGAAAAGAAAATTTCTGCTTTTGGTAAAAAGGCAGTAAAGTCATTTGCTCTTGCAGGAGTTGCTGCTACTGCTTTTGCTGTTAAACTTGGTGTAGATGCAGTTAAAGGCGCAGCAGCAGATCAAAAGCAACAGATCGCTCTTGCAACTGCTTTACGCAACACAACAGGTGCCACAGATGAAGCCATCGCCGCAAATATTAAATATTTAGATAGTCTTGAACTGCAGGTTGCTATTGATAATGAAAAGTTAATTCCTGCCCTTCAAAAATTAGTAACAGCAACGGGAGATCTTGGAAAGGCACAAAGTCTTTTAAGTTTAGCAACAGATGTTAGTGCTGCATCAGGAAAAGATTTAAGTTCTGTTGCTACGGCAATGAGTCGTGCACTAGGTGGAAATTTTACAGCATTAACAAGGCTAGGACTACCTCTTGATCAAAATGCTATAAAGACTAAGAATTTGGAAAAACTTTTTGAAGATTTGGCAAAAGTTTCAAAAGGACAGGCTTCAGCAGCAGCAGCCACATTTGAAGGCAAGATGGAAAAACTAAGGCTAACAATTGCACAAACTGTAGATAAAATTGGATATGCTTTAATTCCAGTTATAGAAGAATATGCAACATATATTATTAATGACGTTATTCCTGCTATTGATAAGTGGGTTGCAGCCAATGAAGGCAAACTTGCAAAAAGTTTTGAAGGCGTAGTAACTATGGTTGCAGCAATTGTAAAGAACCTAGTTACGTTAACTGTCTTCATTGAAAAATACAAAGAAATTGCTTTAGTCATAGCAGGAATTCCATTGTTTGGTGCTGTAATTGCACAAGGAAAAATTTTGTTAGGAATAATGAAAGTGGTAACTCCTGCAATCAATGCAGTATTTACCATGAAAACGCTTGGCAATGCTAAAGCACTTGGAGGTTTATTAGCGTTTATAGGAAAGACATTTAAAACTGGTGGAATTCTTGCTGGATTTAGATCTTTATTACAACTTCTTTCAATGGTTAATCCTTATGTTAAAGTATTTACAATTTTGGCTGCAGGATTAGGAATTGCCGCAGTAGCACTTAATAAAGTATTTGGTGGCTCAGATAAAGTTGCTAAAAAATCAAAGTTATCAGCAGAAGAAGCAAGAAAAGCAGCAGAATATGCAGCAAAAGCATCTGTAACGGCAGCAGAAACCGCTAAAAAAAATGAAGCAATTCGTGCAGCAATTGAAGCAAAAAGAAAAAAGGATGAAGCAGCAAGAGTCAAATCAGAAAAAATGGCAGAGGCAGCAAGAAAAAAAGCAGCAGCAATTGAAGCCAAGACTGCAGCCCTTAAGAAAAGAATTGAATCCCTCACAGGTCTTAAAATAACAGATGCAGATGAGTATGAACTTATTCAGTTAACTGCTGTAGAAAAACTACAAAAGAAGCAGAAAGAGGCTGATGCCTCATTAGAAGAAAGAATTAAGTTACGCAAAGAAGAACTTACTCTATTTAACTCATTAACTGCAAAAACAGCACAATATCTTGATTTCTTAAAGGCTATTAATAGTGATGGAAAACTTGATGACTCAGAAATTGCTAAACTTATGTCGAAGTGGAACTTAACACAAACCGCAGCCAGTAAGTATGCTGATTTTGTTTATGCAATTGGTGATCGCAAACTTAGCGACATTGAAATTGAAAATTTAAAGAATAAGTGGGGTCTAACCACAAAACAAGTAGTTGACTACCTTGCAAAAATTGGTGCCCCTGTTGATGCAAAAGGAACTGCTCTTAGTGCTGGAGATATTGCAGCGCTTGGATGGAAAAATGCTTCAAGTGCACTAGACGACTATAATGCAAAACTTAAAGGTGCTGGTGTAACTCCACCACCCCCACCAACTATGAACCCTCCAATTTCTGGCGGTGTTCAAGAGTTAATAGACCGTGAAATGGCTATAGACAAGCCATATATGCCAGGAGACTTAGGATATAGCGGTACGGGAGGCCAGAATAAACCATCACCACTAACTGGTTCTTCTTTATATGGTGGAGGCATAGATTATAGTAGACTCTTTAGTTCTAGCACTTTAGACAACGGTATGAGTTTAATGTCTGATGCATTCTCTAGTTCTGGTGGTACTACAAATATTAATTTAGCAGTTTATGGATCTGTAACATCTGAACAAGACTTGGTTCAAACAATTAGACAAGGACTTTTGCAAGGTCAGTCTAGTGGTTACGGCCTATTGTTGCAGGAAATATAAAATGACATTACCAGTACTAAAAGTAGAAATTGACTTTGCTAATGGTCCATCTTTTTCATACCCTCTTATTCTTGACAATGCTGCGTTTGGTCAATTAAATCTAGGTGTTTTAGGAGATGCACCTGCAGATTTAGTAGATATAAGCGATCAGGTTATGAGATGCTCTGTTCGTAGAGGTCGTAACCGTATTCTTGCTAACTTTGAAGCGGGAACTGCAACGGTAACATTAAATGATCCTGATTCAGATTTTAACCCACAAAATGCGTCAGGACCATATTACGGTAAACTAATACCATTGCGTAAGATAAGAATATATGCAGAAACTGAGTATCTTGGAGACACAGTAGAAGTTGATTTGTTTGCTGGATATATTACTTCATACGACACAGGATTTTACTCAGGTGTTTATACAACTTCTACGGTAGTTCTACAATGTGTTGATGGATTCCGTTTATTAAATAACGTTTCTACTCCAGTAGACGCTGGAACTCCACCAGTTCCCGTTCCAATTCCTGGATGTACTACGGCTCAACTATCTGGTCTTAGAGTAAATTCAATATTAACCTTTGCTGGTTTTCCAACCTCCATGAGAGAAATTAACTTTGGTAATTCTACAATGCAAGCAGATCCAGGTGGAGTCAGATCAGTTCTTGCTGCTATTCAAACGGTGGAACAATCAGAATTTGGGGCTTTTTTCATGGGAAGGTCTGGAAAAACACTTTTCTATAGTCGTGATAGAGTTGCAGAATCAGCAGATGTTCCAGCAAGAATCTATACAGATCTAACACCAACTGCTGTAAATTTTCCATATTCTAGTATTGACTTTGCCTTTGATGATCAAAATATTTTAAATAGAGTAACAGTTGAAAGAATTGGAGGTGTTGCTCAAACAGTTGAAAGTCAAGACAGTATTGATAGGTTTTTTGTTAAATCAGGACAAA